CAAATCGCAAACCAAAGTGGAAGCGATATTGTGCTAGTCGTGTTCCATTCGTGACAAATAATAAGAGTGACACTTGTGTGATCGTAGAGGATTGTGCATCTGCCTGTGCAGTAACACAAGGAGGAGTGGTCGGCATAGCTTTGATGGGCACAAATTTGATTGACAATTATGTAAACTACATTAAGAAGTTCAAGACAGCAGTCGTTGCCCTTGACAAAGACGCAAGTAAAAAGTCACTGACAATATCTAAAGAGTTGTTTGCACATGTTGCTGTACACAATCTATTCATAGAGACAGATATCAAGACGTGGGACGTTGACAAAATTAACGAGAGATTCAGAGTGTATAGTTCATGACAATAGAAAAACAATTACTAGCACACTGTTTAAAGAGAGACTTCTATCAAGAAGTAAATGACATTATAGGAAAGGAGATGTTTGCCAATGGAGTGGGTACTATATTCGATACTATTGCTCATGCTCATGTAAAGTATGACAGCGATTTGACTGTAGAGGAACTTGTTAATCTACATAGAGACAAGTTCCCTGCAATGCCAGATAGTAGCCGTGATATGATAGAAGAAGTAATTAGAGATTTAAAAAACTATACAGGCAATTCAGAGTTAGCAAAAGACTTGGTGATAAATTTTTGGAGACGTAACCAAGCACACGAAATAGGATCAAAGGCGACTGACATTTGGTTGGGTCACAATGGTGACTACGCTGGACTGCAAAACTTAGTTGACAAGTTAATTGACAAACAGCCTACGGATGACAGTAATTTTGTAAGAGTAGATGACAATGTGTCAGAGTATTTAGAAAGCTGTGATAAGGGGTTTGACTTTCAGTTTGAACTTGCACCGTTGCGTGACAGAATAAATGGTGTGGGTAGAGGTAATCTAGGTATTATCTTTGCTAGACCAGAGACTGGTAAGACAACTTTCTGTACATACTTAGTGTCTGAGTATATCAAACAAGGGTACAAAGTAGCGTACTTTGCAAATGAAGAACCGGGAAGAATGGTTAAGGGTAGAATCTTTTGTTCCTATTTAGGCAAAACAGTCAATGAGTTACGAGAAGATGTTAAGAGTGCAGATGAGGTGTACAGCAATGAGATCAAGCCGAAGCTGTCCTTGTTAGAAGGCAGACAGATATCTATTACAGAGATTGACAAGTTCGTAGAGACACATAAGCCTGACATTATTTTTGTAGATCAGCTTGACAAGGTAAGCATCAATGACACTTACGCTAGAGTAGACGAAAAACTCAGAGCTATCTATGAAACATCACGAGCCATAGCAAAGAGAAGAGACTGTATGGTATGGGCAGTATCGCAGGCTAGTTATGAAGCACATAACAGACAGGAGATTGACTTTGGCATGTTAGAAAACTCCCGTACAGGCAAGGCCGCTGAGGCTGACATCATCATAGGTATTGGTAAGAATTTTGGAGACGAAGAAGATTACATACGTCATTTGTGTGTGAGCAAAAATAAACTGACAGGATGGCATGGGGTAGTCACTTGCAGAATAGACATAAAGAAAGCGAGGTACATCCCATGATTACAGTATTAGATGTAGAGACAACATTCAAAGTGTTGGCAGATAAGAAAACAGACGCTGATCCACACACAGGAAACATGTTGGTGTCTGTTGGATATGATTGTGAAGGTAATAAAGATTACTTATGTTTCTATCATAAGGATAGACCACCGACTGAAAATGCAAAGCGACAGCTACAGGCTGTGTTGGACATGACTAAGTTATTGGTAGGACACAACATAAAGTTCGATCTTAAATGGTTACGTGCATGTGGGTTTGTATATACAGGCAGAGTGCATGACACTATGATCTGTGAGTATCTGATAAACGGTGGCAGTAAGGTACCTCTGTCATTAAAGAAGTGTTGTGAGAGATATGCACTATCACCGAAGAAGACTGACCTGACAGAAAAGTATCTACAGGATAAAATATCTTTTGAGAGGATACCTTGGCCTATAGTAAAAGAATACGGTGAAGCAGATGTGCAAGTGACCAAAGAATTGTACGAGGCACAGATTGACAATATGCCCAAGAGACTAAAAGCCACATTAGAGCTGTCAAATGAGATGTGTGATTTACTGACAGATATGGAGCTTGAGGGTATACAGATAAGTAGAGAAAACTTATTGTCTATTAAAGAAGAGTATACAAAAGAGATACGTACATTAGAATCATTCTTATCTAGTGAAGTCAAACGTGTGATGGGTGATACAGAAATTAATCTGGACAGCAGTGAAGATAGATCACGAGTGATATTCTCACGAGAGGTTATAGATAAAAAAAGATGGGCTATGATATTTAATCTAGGTTATGAGGATAGAGGCAACAGCAGACGTAAGAAAAGACCAAAGAAAATGACACCTGCTGTCCTATCACAAAACATAGCTAGACAGACACGATTGCTGTACAAGACTAAAATGGAATCTTGCAATAAGTGTGGTGGCTCTGGACATTTCTATGCGTTGAAGAAAGATGGCACTGTGGGTAAACAGAGAAGATTATGTAAAGCCTGTAGAGGCAAAGGTGTTGTGTACCTTAGACAGAAGGAGTTGGCTGGATTTAAAATGAATGTGGACAGCGTAGACGACATCACGGTGCATGGTTTTAAGACAGATAAGTTGATGATAGACAAACTGGTTTCATCCGCAAATTCTCAACAAAAAATTTTTGTGGAATCCTACAGTCGGTATAATGCTATCAAAACATACTTGAAAACTTTCATTGAGGGCATTGAGAAAGGTCTAGATCAGAAAGACAAGATACATCCACAGTTCATGCAATGTGTTACATCCACTGGTAGATTATCTTCTAGAAATCCTAACTTTCAAAATATGCCAAGGGGTGGTACGTTTCCTGTACGTAAAGTAGTAGTCAGTAAATGGCAGGGTGGTTATATCTTGGAGGGTGATTACTCACAGCTTGAGTTTCGTGTGGCTGGGTTTCTAGCCAAAGATCAGAAGGTGTACGAGGATGTGAAGAATAATGTGGATGTGCATGCCTATACAGCATCCATACTAGGAGTGTCAAGACAGGATGCCAAGGCTGACACGTTCAAGCCTCTGTACGGTGGGTTGATGGGTACACCAAAACAAGTACAATACTATAGAGCATTCAAAGAGAAGTATAAGGGTGTGACCAAGTGGCATGAAGACTTATGCAACGAGGCTGTTACTGAACAGCAAATCACTTTACCAAATGGACGACATTTTTCGTTTGAAAACACATATAGACTGCGACATGGTGGTGTTACAAACTCTACTTCAATAAAAAATTATCCCGTGCAAGGCTTTGCCACAGCGGATTTGCTACCTATAGCATTAATTTATTTAAAAAATATGTTGACAGTGAATAAAATGAAGAGTAGAATCTGCAATACAGTACATGATTCCATCGTACTTGATGTCTATCCCTCCGAAAAGGAGCTAGCGATAGAAGCACTAAAGACAGCAATGCTATCCATAAAGTCTGAATGTATACGAAGGTATGACATAGAGTATGATATGCCTATTGGAATCGAATTGAAAATTGGTTATAACTGGCTAGACCAGAAAGGAGTGTTACAAATATGACCGAAACAACTACGATGCAGACACAGTTGCCTGAAAAGATAACAACAGCTTCTATTGATGATATGATGAAGTTGACTGGACAGGCAGCAGACATGCCAACACAAAGCAAAGGGTTGGCTAGACTATCAATAAACCATGCGTCAGAAGACGAGGAAGGCAACGCTTTACCTCGTGGACATTTTAGTCTGACTACTGACGATGGTATATTCTACGGTGAGAAAGCAACGATCAGACCGTTCATGAGAACATACTCATATTCAGTATGGGATAATGAAGAAGGTCAATTCTCATCTATGACTGTACAGGCACCGTCTTTCAACAGTGAGTTTTATGACACTGATGGAGGATTGAAGTGTGGACGACTAGATGCAAATGAGCTAGAGTCTCTACCAAAGGACAGCCCAGAGTGGGTGTTGCAGAAGAGTGTCAAGTGCAATCAAAACATCTACGGTGTTGTCACTTTAGAAGATGCTAAAGATAAAAAAGGTAAGGCTGTAGAGAAGAAAGAAATTCCCTGCGTGTGGTACGCAAAGGGTGCGAACTTCGTTCCGACAAGCGACTGTCTGAAAAGCCTGCATAAGCAAAAGCAACCTATGTGGTTGACGACTATCGGGCTGTCTTCTGTTAGGAAAAAGAAAGGTGGGAACATCTATTTTCAAGCAGAGCTAACGCCTCGTGGGCAGATAGCTGATTGGACTGAAGGGGATGATAAATTAATGCATGAATTTATGGAAACTGTGAAGGGTTACAACGAGTCAATCATGAAGAGACATGAAGAAGCTCGTGGTGATAAAGAAAACTTTGACACAGTTGTAAATGAATAGTGCAATCATCCAAAAGGTACAGGGTTTTCTCAGTAAGGTCTCGAAAGAGGGCGTTGAGCTAGACCCTAAACTTGTAGACGAGTTTAAAGAGGCGTGTGTAGCTTCCATTCATAAGCAATTCAATCCTTCCTCTGATGAATGGAGGCCTCGCATGTCCTCTTTAGGCCGTCCACTTTGCCAACAGAAAATGGAAAGAGATGGTGTCGAGAAGGCCATTGAGTATAATGCTATCCTTAGATTTATATTCGGTGATCTTGTAGAGGCTATCTCAATCCTGATTCTGAAAGCCGCAGGTGTAAACGTAGAAGAAGAACAGAAACGTGTGAAGTTGAAACTAGGTAAGAACGAAGTGAACGGCACGTTGGACATTATCATAGACGATAAGGTGTGGGACATCAAGTCAGCAAGTCCATACGCTTTCGATCATAAGTTCGGTGAGATGGGAGGATATAAGAAAATTAAAAGTGATGATGCCTTTGGATACATCACACAAGGTTATCTGTACAGCGAGTCTGTAGGTAAAGAGTTCGGTGGGTGGATAGTTATAAACAAAGCGAGTGGAGAATGGACTGTTTGTGAAGCACCAATCGTACAGGATGAAGATAGGAAAGAGTTCTTACAGCTTGCACGGAAGAATTTAAATGCTCTGGTAACTGGTGAGAAGTTCAAACGCTGTTTCTCAGATACAGCAGAGACATACAAAGATGAGTACAAACAGGACAAGAAAACAGGAAACAGATTACTGCCCAGCATCTGTGGTTTCTGTGACTTCAAGAGAAAGTGTTGGCCGGATGCTATCATGCATAGAAAGGTAGGCTCTACAGCAAAGTATCCAAAGACTGTTTGGTATAGTAAACTTACAAGAAGAGAGATATGAATGGCTTTGTATTTTCAGACTAATGTTAATCGTAGTGATATATTTATGAACGATAAAGTACACTTTGCATTTCCAGAGTCAGAAGATAAAATGGCAGGCCCAGACATAATAAGAGAGGTACGAACAAACAGCAAGAGTGTACCTATTCGTATTAGAAAGTCATACATCGTAGTAGATGAGAAGTACGGTAGTATGTACACAGGGTTCTGGTCAGACATGCAGTTTGAAGAGAAGATGTTGCTGTTCAGAGAAGACTTAGGTCGTATGAAATCTTTGTTAGATAGAGGTGCCTTGGTATGTTTCTTCATAGGTAACTGGACGGATGTACTACATGATATGGAGAAGAAGTCACCTAAACTTATGGGTGCCATGCGAGATGAGACATCAGAGATATTTGATATGTATCCACCGAAGGACATAAGAACACTATGAGTATGAAGTCACATGGGTTCAGATCGAACTTTGAACTGAACGTAGCACAGCAACTGGTGAAGAAGAAGATAGCGTATGAGTATGAGAAACATCCTATACAGTATATTAAGGAATGCACTTACACGCCAGACTTTTACTTGAAGAGATATGGTTTCTTTGTAGAGGTGAAGGGTCAGTTTACAGCCTCAGATAGAGGTAAACATCTGCTCATCAAGAAACAGCAACCAGAACTAGACATACGATTTTTGTTTCTCAATGCTAATTCAAAGCTGTACAAAGGTTCTAAAACAACGTATGGTAGATGGTGTGATAGATACGATATTAAATGGTGCGATAAATTTTTACCAAAGGAGTGGTTAGATGTCTGATAACGAAGAAATATTTAAAGAGTTTGGAAAGAAGATACCCAAGGGTTCTTACGTAATTATTATAAGAGATCAGCCTAACGGTGCTACAGATTTTATGTGCTATGATAGTACAGATAAGAAAGAGGTCACTGATGGCTATACAGTCATGAGAGGCATCACAGCAACTATTTTAAATCAACCAGAATATTTATTAGAGAGAGGTCAACTTGCAATATATAGAGACACAAAAATTAGTAAACCAGATGTGGAACAACCATTCATTCTTGAACAGGATGATGAAGAAGATGATAATGTTATTCAATTTGAGTTTCAACCAGAAAAGAAGGACGATTAGTATGGGTATGATGGACGATGCAATTAAAGACACTGTGAAAGATAAAGACTTTAAGAAAACAGATATTAAAAAACTTGCTTCTCGTAACAAGCAAGTGGGTGGTAATCACTACAAGGACTGTAAGATACAGCCTATTGATTTTATTATGGAAAACAACTTGACTTTCTGTGAGGGTAATGCTTTAAAATACATTACTAGGCACAGAAGAAAAGGTGATGGTGCAAGAGATATACACAAAGCAATACACTATTTAGAAATGATTTTGGAGATTGAATATGGCGAAAAGTAATTTTTTACCTACAGAGTATCAGTCGTTTATACACATGTCACGATACTCAAGATGGAAACCTGAAGAAGGTAGAAGGGAGACGTGGTCTGAAACTGTACAGAGATTGATTAACTTCTTTGCAGATCATGTAGATAGAAATATCGGTGTGAAGTTTGAGAACAGTACGTGGGATAGACTAGAAGATGCTATACTGAATACTTCTGTCATGCCGTCCATGAGAGCTTTGATGACTGCTGGTGAAGCACTACGCAGAGAAAACATAGCAGGGTACAACTGTTCGTATATACCTATAGACAGCCCTCGTTCTTTTGATGAAGTGCTGTACATACTAATGAATGGCACAGGTGTAGGTTTCTCTGTTGAGAGACAGTACGTAGATAAGTTACCTACCATACCAGATAGAGAGTTTGAACATACAGATGATGTCATCTCTGTAGCTGATTCCAAAGAGGGATGGGCTAGAGCATTTAGAGATTTGATATCGTACCTGTATACAAATAGAATACCTAAAATAAACGTGAACAGAATACGACCTGCCGGACAGCGATTGAAAACATTCGGTGGCAGAGCCAGTGGCCCTCAACCATTAGTAAACTTGTTTGACTTTACTATAGAAAAGTTCAGAGGTGCCAAGGGCAGAAAGTTAAATGCTATGGAGTGTCATGATATAGTCTGTAAAACGGGTGAGGTCGTGGTTGTTGGTGGTGTTCGTAGATCAGCTCTCATATCTTTATCTAACTTGTCAGATCAAAGATTACGAATGGCTAAGTCTGGTGCATGGTGGGATACCAATCCAGAGAGAGCACTTGCCAACAACTCTGTAGCCTATACAGAAAAACCTGATGCTGGTATCTTCATGAAAGAGTGGCTGTCCTTGTATGAAAGCAAGTCTGGTGAGAGATGTATCTTCAACAGAGTGTCTGCACAGGAGAAAGCTAAACAGAATGGTAGACGTAATGCAGATTGGGACTTCGGTACGAACCCTTGTTCAGAGATCATACTCAGACCCAATCAGTTCTGTAACCTGACGGAAGTCGTGGTGAGACCTACAGACAGCATGAATACACTGTTGGATAAGGTAGAGATAGCTACGATACTTGGTACTATGCAGGCAACACTTACAAACTTTGGTTACTTGCGTAAGAGATGGCAGGATAATACAGAAGAAGAGAGACTACTTGGTGTGTCACTTACAGGTATTATGGATAGCACCTTGCTAAATAAGAATGATTCTAAACTGGTGGATAGACTGAACAAGCTGAGAGAGAAGGCTGTCGTTGTAAACAAAGAGTGGTCAAGTACACTTGGCATACCACAGTCTACAGCAATCACTTGTGTTAAACCTTCCGGTACAGTCAGTCAGTTAGTGGATAGTGCTAGTGGTATACATGCTAGACACAATCCGTATTACATAAGAACAGTTAGAGGAGATAACAAAGACCCACTCACAGAATTTATGAAGTCACAAGGCATACCGAATGAGCCTGACGTGATGAAGCCTGATCATACAACCGTTTTCTCCTTTCCAATGAAGACAGCGAAGGATGCTGTGTTTAGAACTAGCATGTCTGCAATCGAACAGTTAGAGATGTGGAAAACCTACGCTGTTCATTGGTGTGAACATAAGCCGTCTGTAACCATATCAGTCAAAGAACAGGAATGGGTTAATGTGGGTAACTGGTGTTGGGATAACTTTGATTACTTATCAGGTGTGTCCTTCCTACCGTTCTCAGATCACACGTACAAGCAAGCACCGTATCAGGATATTGATGAGGAGCAGTATAAGAAGTTACACAGTGAGATGCCTAAGAACATAGACTGGGGTAAGTTACAAGACTTTGAGAAAGAAGACAATACGAAAGGATCACAGGAACTAGCCTGTACAGCTGGTGTCTGTGAGTTGGTGGATATATGATGAGTAAAGATGCACTGCTACAACTGATGGTCATCACTATGGAAGAGTGTGGTGAGTTAGTGCAGGCGTGTAGTAAGGCTATCAGGAAAGATAACCATAGGGATAATCAATTGCTTAAAGAAGAGATAGGAGATGTATACGCTATGATACAGCTGTTAGTGAAGTTTGACATTGTCAGTTGGGACGAGCTCGATGAGAGAGTGAAGGTGAAAAACAAGAAACTATCTAAGTGGAGTGAATTGATAGATGATGAAGAAACCTAAAGAAGCGTTGCTGTTCAGGTTCTCTGTGCTGTTGAATGCAGAGGGTAAGATAGTAATCGAAGAAGATAACATAGACCCTGAATTATTTGAAGAGGCTATGGATGATTGGAATCCAGACTACCCAAATACAGCAATGATTGTTGCCATGATTAAAATGCTCACGGCAGCAGCCATTGAATTACAAAAGGATATTAATAAGACTATACACTAGGTGTAGCGTACTTTACGAACTCCGCCACCGTGTGCATATTTCTTTACAAATCCACCACCATACATCTTATCGTCAGACTTGACCTTGACTTCAACTGGTCGCTGTGGTGTGGCTTTCATTGCCATTGCATCTGTCATGGGTGTAGGTACTCTAGCACTCATGTCTGATCTGCCTAAGTTTTTATCTTTTTCGTTCATTGTTCCTCCTTTATTGTATTAGTTCTAATTCTTTTAATTCTCTATATATAGGTTGATCTTCTTTTCCTTCTATGTTTTTAGGTGTTCTAAGATTTTGTTTCTCTTCTAACATTTTTTCTTCTCTATCTCCCATGCCAAAGAAAGGAATTTCATAACCAAGTACGGTATATGTTTCTATATCTAAATCACTTTTTGCTAACATATTTGGTATTGTATTTAAAAATGCATTGATGTTTTTAGGAGTATATTTGTTTTCTATTATCATATCATGTATAACTTCTAT